ACTGGTAGGACTGGTTGGACTGGTTTCACTGGTAGGACTGGTTGGACTGGTTTCACTGGTAGGACTGGTTGGACTGGTTTCACAGGGGCTACCGGTATTCAAGGAACTACCGGTTTCACGGGGGCTACTGGTAGGACTGGTTGGACAGGTTTCACGGGGGCTACTGGTTTCACGGGGGCTACAGGTTTCACGGGGGCTACTGGTTTCACAGGGGCTACAGGTTTCACGGGGGCTACCGGTCCAAACTCATCCGCAAGTGTAAGTGAAAATTTCATTGTTGCTGGTGGTTCAGCTGCCGTTATTTATTCCTACGACGGAATTAATTGGACTAGTTCTTCTTCAGGAAGTAGTTATTTTGATACTGCTTGTGCTACAGTCGCGTGGAATGGTTCATTATGGTTAGCAGGTGGATATGATTCTACTCAAACAAATTTGCTTGCTTATTCTTCCGATGGAATTAATTGGACTGCCTCTTCGTCAGGAAATACTTATTTTACTGGAGGTTACCTTTTAACTCTTGCTTGGAACGGTTCAATGTGGTTAGCAGGAGGAGGAAATGGTCCTCCTACAAATAGTGTTGCTTATTCTTATGACGGAATTAATTGGACTGGCTCTTCATCAGGAAATAGTTATTTTTCTGTTAGTTGTGATACTATTGCTTGGAATGGTTTAATGTGGGTAGCAGGAGGGAGAAATGAGTCTGCTACAAACCATGTTGCTTATTCTTATGACGGAATTAATTGGACGGGTTCTTCATCAGGGAATGCCTATTTTTCTGGAGGAAAATGTCTTACTATCTCTTGGAACGGTTCAATATGGTTAGCTGGGGGGTTTAATAGTGGCAATACACACGCAATTGCTTATTCGTCAGATGGAAATACTTGGATTGGTTCTTCATCGGGCAATAGTATTTTTTCTGGACAATGTAACGCTATTGCCTGGAATGGTTCAAGATGGGTAGCAGGTGGGTTCGATAATACTGATTCAGGTGTAATTGGCTATTCCTCAGATGGAATTACTTGGACTGCTTCTTCGTCAGGATCTACTTATTTTTCAGGACCTGATGGTCAGTGTTATGCTATTACTTGGAACGGTGTAGTATGGATAGCAGGAGGTTCTAATAATCTTCTTACTAATCTGGTTGCTTATTCCACAGATAATGGTGTTACTTGGACGGCTTCTTCATCTGCAAACAGTTTGCTAAATGGATACTGTTACTCCCTAGCATCACGTCGTGTTCTTCCCTACGTGGGACTTACTGTAACACCTACGTCTTTTAAAAATATCGGCATATCTACAATGACATTTAGCACAATAGTTGGCGCGTCTGATAGTTGGATTTCTACGAATTATGTGAACGTCTCAACAATAAGCACAAGTTATATTAATTCTGTCTCGGCAAATATTACAAGTGCCGATATCTCATCCTTGACTACCTCAACTATAAGCACAAGTTACATCGAGGCTGTCTCGGCGAATACTTTAAGTGCATACATATCATCTCTGACGACTTCCACAATAACTACAAATAACATCCAGTTTCAAACAACAAATACTGTAATAGGCAATACTGCTGTTGTAGAGGGAGGGGGCAGCAATATCGCCATCGGTTATGGTGTAGATATAAAAGCCACGGCGTATTCAAATGCTGTCGGGATTGGATCCGGTATATACGTGTCATCACAAAATAGTGTGAATATCGGCTACTTTAACATTGGGGCGTATCCTTCTGGGGCGAATATTGGAACCAATACTATATGTATTGGCAATAATATTGGGGCAAACGCTAATGTGATTGGCGACTCAAACATTGTATTAAATGCGACTCAAGCCGAATTGGGAACGGGAGGAACGGTGGGGGGATTATTTATAAATCCTGTCCGCTCGACAGATAGTAATGTGATTTCTACGCTGATGTATAACTCTACTACGAAGGAAATTTCCTACAGGGATGGTCGTTACTTTTCTAGTATATTCGTATCAAGTCTCACTGACTCTACAGGAGTATCTACAGGAGTAGTAGGGCAAGTACTAACAGCAGGAGTAGGGGGGCAGTTAGTATGGGGAACTCCTACGACTTTCAGCACCTTCACAATAAGTAGTATAATGACACCAACCAATAACAATGACAACAGTTATAACTACAGTTTACCTTGGGTGGGAGTAAAACCTACTACAGTATGCGTCGGCTCTGTCATAAAATACGATTTCACTATTCCGCTCTACTCTGCACCCTACGCAGGACTTCCACTTTTAGCAGTAGGAGGTGATTATTATGGAACAAATGATCTAATAACATTTACGACTACTGGCTTAATCGATAAATACGCAATTATAGCAGTCCAAATTCTAAAGTTTTAATCACGTAAACAATAATAAATATTCGCGATTCTAGTATTAGATGTTTCTCTCAAAGAAAATCATCCAATGCTATTTTTATGAAGCTCAAAGCGCGTAGATCAGCGATTCCTCAATCGTTGACGCTTCGGTTTCCAAAGCCCACGCCTGCGAATCGTTCACACCCATCGTCAACACATAGCGCCCGCGATTTAACGATTCACACATTCCCGCCACATACTGAACCGCCTCATCTCCACACACAAAAATCTTCGATAAGCGCGAGGGTACGAGGAGATCCGTCAGCGTCAAGAAACGGTGATAATACATTCTCTGTCCACCCGAACTGCTCCCACCACCATAATATGAAAAATGAACTACCATAACATATTCCTCATTTGATACCTTGGACGACGCCCATGGAACAGGCGGCGCTGAACCGCGCAAATTATCAAAGGTGATTGGTCCAGAACTCTTCCACTCGAATACTTTCTCGTTATTCATTTTACAGACAATAAATGGATTGATTTTATAAACGAAGAGTTCTTCACCATATCTTGTAAAAGGCAACCAATTCTTCTGACAGTCTTTATCTTCACTCGCAATGGGGGCAACGAGCGGCTTTAATCTTACTACTGAACCTGTATTATAGTCGATGTCTACACGAATCATACGGTTGGTATCCGTGTTACTAAATTGTCTGGTAGTAGCAATTAAAGAGTTTGAACCGAGCCAACGACAGTCCTCTATTCCATGTATATTCGTTGTCGTGTTAATGATATGCTGTGAAGGAATCATAACTTCCATAGGAGCCATTTTATCATGAAGAACTTGAAATGTGGAATTAAATTCGGCAATAATATTTCGAGTAATAATATACCCCTCCTGCCCCCTGTATGTATAATGATTGGCATCGGTAGTCTCATAATTGGCATGACGAAGATTGATGACATAACGATCCGCTTCTTTACGGATCGTGGGATTAAATCCTCTCCAGAATCCCTCCTGCAGCCAGGAAATATCTTCTGTAGGAATTTCCAACTTTACTTTTTGAGTTACAGGAAGTCTCCATTTATACCACTGATATAAATCCAACATACGGTTACGTTGATTAAAATCAATTGTAGAACTTAATGACATCCTGTCCATACGAAACTGTCCAGCCTCATGTCTGCCACTATAAAAAGCAACAATTCCCAATTCATCCCATACAGTGTATTTCATATCCCGATTACCTACGAATAAAATATCATTATTTACGACAGGTTTCCACAACTTATGTCCCTCTAAAGTTTCACCTAGCTGTAACTGAAATAACTTTTCCAAATACATAATGGCAATATGGCTCATATTTGGAATAGTCCTGTAGTGATTTATAAGACGAATTGCCGCCTCCGTTCGATGATTACGTAATTGCCACGCCTTCAGCCACTCATAGACTGCTTCCGCCGGCTTTCCTAGAGTTTTCAGATTATCTCCAATGTATACATGCGCCATATAGATTTCCTCTTCCCATCCTCCTAACTCAATCCGCCGTTTGAGACTCTGAGTGGATTTTTCGTTCTCTCCGAGCGACATGTAAGTTTGCCCGAGATAGAAATGTGTCCGAACATTGTTTGGATCTGTTTTCAAATCATCTTCCAACATTTGAGCATCTCTTGTAAATTTGTCTGCCTTACACCCGCCGTCGCCAATATCGATGATTGTAGGTGTATTAATATTTTCAGTAGGCTTTCCATTACAACTCCAGAATTCATGAGTTGGACCTACGCAGGTCCATGTCTCAGAAGCACGCAGTAGTCGTGTATTATAATACGTAATTGAATCATTTTCCTGCTGAAGGCAGGCTCCTCCGTATGTCGCTGACATCTCCTCCAGACGTTTGTGAAGACCGCCTTCTTCTTTTAGAATCATATCAGCATCCAATACGAGTCCGTAAACATTTGATGCATCCCAGTTTGTATACCGTGATACCCAGTCTTTAAAACACTGGAAACTCTTGGTTCGACTCTTTCCGAAATTCTGCCAAGGATACTGGTAAATTCTACCGGGTAAGTTCATTTCCTCAATAAGACTCTTTGCCAGTTTTACCGTGTTATCGGTGGAACCGGTATCACATAGAACAATTCCGTCTATCCAACTCTTCACTGAATTAAAAAGGCGTTGAATATTCTTTTCCTCATTTTTTACCATTGTCAAAAGGACAATTTTTACAGGCGAACTCATTCTCTTCTGTGAACTCATGAAGTTTTAAAGCGCTAAAAAACTCGCACAGATGTTTCTTTCTATTAATAAGAGATGGCTTCGGCTTCACAATCTGCCAGTATATCCCGTTTACAGGTAGGTGATATTTTTGTGAAAACGCGTGACAATATACCCGTTCCGAGATCTTATTTACTCATCTCTAATGGTGGTGGAACTACTCGTTGGGACAATATAAGTTCGATTTTCCCCGTATCCTCTTTTAAGACGGTTCGTGCGAGCGATGGCTCGACATTTTCTGCGGATCTGATTAACAATGTGCTAAATATCAGCACGACTTCAATACCTAGCACATTTAACTCTTATATTGACCCTGCCACAAGCAGTCTAATGCTCTCGGTTAATTTTCCCCCTATTCTTATAAATAATGGTTCTATAAACAACGTAACTACCACCTACGTAGTGCCGAATCCCTCTGTAATCAGTTCGCTTTCTCTACAATCCACGATTCGATTCTACGGGGTCAATGACCTCCTCCTATCGACAGTAACAACGGATAATTCTACACAGGCGGTGTATATATCAATAAGTTCTTTTACGTCGGCAGGCTATTTGGCGCTCAACGCAGAAACCTATAACTATCCAAAAGTATCTGTGAGTTCATTTTCTACGGCAATGGGACAGGGTCGTAGTCAGAATTTCACAAGTTCGATTCCCTTTGTAAACGTGTTTTCAAATGCCCCTCTATTGATGTCTACTGTTGGTGTTGACTCATATATGAGTTCCATTCGATTTGACGCTTCTCACATTGCAAATTATGTGAATTTAAACAGCGGTGCTACGAGTGCCACGGTTGAATTCTTTCCGAATTTCGAGTTTTCTGCACTGTCGACAATTGGACCTGGTCCGTATGATTCTGATTTTCTAATAAAACCGATTGTATCCTATCTCCAAATACAAACTGGAACGAGTCCGTATATTTTTCCCGAATCATCAAATGTTCGTTATATGTATTCACAAAATTTAGATGGTGCTAATTATGTTACTGACAGTATAAAAATGACAATAAATCCCTATACAATTTCCAGTTATGTAGGAAGTAATCTTCCTCTGAGTACGCCCATTGTTTTGTATCAGTATATGGTGTCTTCTTTTTGTGTTCCTATGACAGACGGCGTTGGATTCTCAACACCGACTCTTAGAAATAGAGGAATTAGCACAAATAGCCTCTTTCTCACCATCAACAATCAGCCAACCCTGCCACCTGTGCGCCAGTAAAAAATTTGAAGGAGGGGGTTTCCAAAAGCGATTATCAAAATGTTTTCCTGTATGAGGCGGACAACGGGATGGGTGTCTCCTACGATTCCTGACTTTGATGCCGCAGGGACTCTTTTCACAAACGGCACTCATGTTCTTGCTGGATATCAGAAGGACCTTACAAAGCCGACCGTGAGTGGAATTGGGGGGAAGAGGGAGGGATCGGAAACCTACATGCAGACGGCAATTCGTGAGACGGTGGAAGAACTCTTTCATATTGATTCTGTGTCAGCCATTCTGATTCGTAGAATTATTCTGGCTGTGGAACCTACACGGGTTGAAAAAACGGGTTCCTACGTTCTAGTCATTTACAATTTTAAGGATTTGGAGAAAATTCTTGAAATTGTAAGAAATGAGATTAAGGTTTCGCCAGTATACAAGGTTCTTCCAAAAACGGTGTCCGATTTGATGCTGGAACGGATTCTGGCGGTTGAACCTCGAGCGGAAGTTACGCACTTGTGTCTGGTGCCTCTGGTGAAAGATGCTCGAATTGACCTGTCATTTCAGGAGGATATGGAGTTAGTTGTTCGGAATGTACTAAAGTGAACTGCTAAAAGCAAGGCGTTTAGCAGTGAAACGCTAAAAAAGCAAGGCGTTTTTACAGTGAACTGCTAAAAGCAAGGCATTTTTACAGTGAAATACCCTCGCGTTTTGCAAGATCCCTCGCCCAATCTTCGAGCTTACCACGAACAATCGCTGTAGGGCGATAGGGAAAGGGACTCAGGTAGACCGCGTTCGCCCACGGACCGACGCGCTCAAAAGCAAGATGTTCGTAATCTTTTTCATCCGACCATTCCCAGAAAAGTTCCTGCCCTAGCGCGTTCTCGGCGAGATTCTCTCGCAGCTCGATCTGCCTTCTTCTTGCCGGCTGATTAAGAGCCTTGGGACAGAGTTCCTCCAACTTATTACAGAGTTGCCCATACCAGGCGCAAAGAGGTTTCATCTTCCACAGGGTCGCTTGAAAGGTGAATCCGAAGGGATCCGTTTTTTTGTCGAGCATTTTAAACGTCTGGACCCGAGCATAGGGGGATTCTTCACTCGGACCGGGGCAGGGCATGAGACGAGCGGAAACAATACCCATACTTTTTTCCATATACTCTATTAACTTGGTAAGCGTATCTCCATCCATAGGCATTTCTAACAAAAAATCATCCTGTAGGGGAAGACAGTAGCGGTAGTCCTCCGAAAGTTTCTTGAGAGCGGTATAACGGCTTTCTAGGAATCCACTGGCTGACTCAGGAATCGGAAGCACTTTCACGGCATATTCGGATGCCATGCGCCTCGCCACGGAATTGTCCGGAACTTCCGTGGCTAGAATGACATCCCAACGAAGCTTCGGCGCATACCTGCGAAGAAGCTTGAAGAAAAGTGGAAGAATATAATAATACGCGGGGGTGGAATTCACTAAGATACAGCAGTCGGTGCGGTCCATTTAGTTAGGATTACACATTCTCGCTTAGACCTTTCTCCGTGTAGATCTTCTGCGACGAGTCCTACGGGCGCCCCCGCGGCTATTATTTTTATTGTTATTTTTATTGTGCTTCGGCGTCTTATTTTCTACAGGGGACACACCTCTCTTGTGCGCATTTTTAATATTATGCCCCTTCTTTGCTTTCTTAAAACTGCTGGAAAACCATGCGACTTCGTTGTTTTCAGAACTGTTCGGCATTATATTCTATTATGTCATTTTAATTCACGAGAAGCGGCTGCGAAGGAGGCACATAGGGCACAGCCGCTGCTGCTGCTGATGCCACATAAATCTTCGTGTGTTCCATATGACCGCATACATCGGGAATATCAAAATCCGGAATGGAATTGAATTTTTTGAAGCAAGCCTCGCGAATTTCCTTCGGAATGATGGAACTTCCGTCCATCGTCGCCTTGTTGATATCAGCCTTGATATACCGTAGAAACGTCTTACAGTCCCGCCGCCCGGAATAGGGAAGCGTAATGATTTCTTCAATCTTCAGACGAATCGACGCCCAGTTCGAAGCAAGCGTCTTGTGAACCTGGCTGGAAACCTGGTAACCGAGTTTATCCTGTAGCATGGAAAGCGTCGAAGCCGCCACACTGATCCCTCCAAAGACCCAAGCAACCTGAAAGCCATTTACGTTGTATCCTCCCGCGATGATGTTGGAAACTCCGGAAAGTGCCGTCAAGCAATTGATCGTAATCATGAAGACCTTCGAGCGCTTTTCATAGACTGTGTAAGCATCAGTATGCATCCACTCGAAACATTTGGCGTTATCGCACCAAGACGCGAGAAGGGTGTCAATCTCCTTTGACCAATCCAAGGGTAAGCCCTGTGACTCCGTAGCAGACTCCGAATCAGTGTGCTTTTGTTGGGACACGTCCTCAGGCATTCTACTATACCTGCTTAAATATATTAGAAGAAATCCCTGTAAGATGTATCAAGTTGCCAAACATCCGAGAAATGGTAAGCCTATACGCGTTCTTCGTTCTGAGGGCTGCGTGTGGAGAAACGGAAAGACCCTTGTTTGGTTGGACGGGACCGAAGCTGCTAAGCCCTGGAATCGCTATGATGTCGGTGTCAGCAGCGTGGAGGCTTGGTCGAAAGTAACCGACTTAGGAATCGAAGTGGATATCTGTATACTGTTAGGCGATGAAGAGAAGGCGAAGGAGTGGATCCTGTCGAAGCAATATCGGTCCGTTCGGGTCTTTGCCGTTACTAAGGCTCTTCTGAAGTATATCGGCTATGATGTAATCAAGTCACTCGGTATTCCGAACATGCTCTCCCTAGAAAACTGTATAGAATTGTATCCGATTATTGAGAGGGGGTGGGATACGACAGAAGAGGATGCGCGTAGCCTCGTAGCACTCGTTCTTCAGTATAAGCGGACATTCCCTATTGTCGAGGAAACGCCGCACCACCCGGTGGCAGTCCAGCATGGTCTAGAAATTTCCGCAGCTCTTGTCGAGCCTCCCCCTCTGTATTTGATAACGCAATTCTACACTACACCGAAGTCTCGCCGGTCGAAAGAAATTGTAGATTGCTTGAAGCAAAATGTTGCTTGCCCCTATATCGACAAAATCATCCTTCTCAACGAGAAGATTCACGATCTTCCTGTGAAGTCCGAGAAGATTGAGCAACATGTGATTGGAGATCGGCTGAATTTCAAATACGTGTTTCAGCACATTCTGGAGGTGGTTCCCCGCGATGTCATTGTTGTGATCGCAAATTCCGATATCTATCTCGATAGTTCTTTGAGGATTCTGTGGTCTGTCGTCATGAAGAATACCTTTCTGTCTCTGCTTCGTTGGAACCAGTCGGAGGACTTGGAGTTTCCCCCGGAACTTTTTGGTCCCCGTGATGACAGTCAGGATACTTGGATCGTTGACTCAAACTCTGTGAAGGATCGGACGTGGAACTGGGACGACATGGATATTCGTTTCGGACAGAACGGCTGCGACAATGTTGTGAACATTGAAATGCTGAAACAGAAATTCAGCGTGGCGAATCCATGTATGAGTGTGACTACGCATCACCTACATGGTTCCGAATACAGAACGTATGAGCCCAGTGACATCATCTATCGCCCCTCGATTATGTATTTAAAACCTACGGGAATTCACGATCTGAAACCGGAGCATGCTCTTCCTGGAACACCGGTTCACAGCGCGGTCGAACCCATGTGGTCGGTAAAACAGCAGGGCGAGGTCTTCACGGCAGCCATTACCGAAAAGCACGATGAATTCAAGGACGGGCTCTTCATAAAAGAGAGGACTATCAATCTTCACACCTATGAAAATGTGAAGATGACGAAGGATGGTCTTTTGCACACCTATAATTCCATTCTGATTGGACCCTCTTCCACTGTTTCAAATCTCTGGTCGGAAACGGAGATGAGTGTCCTAGCACCCTGCGTAGATGTAGACGCTGCCCTTGTTGCTTTCTGCTGTGATGCTATTGCCGAGAATCCGTGGTTCTACATGATAAAGTATTTGGGTAAGGTCCTCTATCTACGGGACCAACTAGGAAGGGGGGAGTTCCTCGGAAATGACCTTGAATCTACGAAGGCTGCTCTCCAGAATTTCTCATGGGACAAGGCTGAAGTTCCGGTGCTTTCGAGAGAGGCGGGATTTCAGGCGTTCTGTAGAAAGGCGCACGTGTGGTATCCTAGCGGAGGACTAAAGGACCTGCCGACGCGCGTAGAAGTGGAAACCCTTCGGAAACATTTGGTAGTTCCTTGGAGTCCTATGGCGGCTAACCCACGCATCATCTTTGTGATGGATGCCCTGTGGGTTACACCCGCATTTGCTGGTAAAGTAATGGAGCAACTCGGTTCTCAATTCGAACACACCTGTATATTGGAGAGCGATTCCGTTATGGAATCTATGCGGATTTTCCAGGGGGCATCTGGACTCGTGTCGTTTACCGGTTCGCCGATTCTACATGGGTCCTGGCTACTTCCTGAGAACGCATTTGTGTTTGAGATTCAGGTGGAATCGGATCCCAGCATTGATATAATGCAACTCGCCCATGTTTCTAAACTAAAGCACGCGCTTCACACGGTCCCTAGAAGAAGACCGATAGGTCTGTCACTTGTTGAGCCCCTTGTAAAATACGTCCAGGATTCTTTTGCCCCCAAGAAGGGTATCACTGTTTCCAACGAGATTGTCATGCCCTCAACGAAGACTACCGGATTTTTCTCACATGCTGGCGATTCCTTTCGAGAGATGGTGGGGCTCTGGAAAGAGCGTGGCTATGTGACTGTGAAGGAAGTGGATGGAGTCCAACAGGTGTGGCTGGGAGGTGTGGGTGAAGTGCTGCTCTATGACCGTCCTACGATGGAATGGCTTCACGCTTCCAAGGAGATGGAGTGGAAGCGGGGGCTCTTTGGAAATCCGGCTCCTAAGAAACTCGAGAACGCTTTGCCGTGGAGTTTCTGGGCACGTCGCCCCCGTCTTCTGGAAGCGCTGGCTATGGCGCCAAGAAAGTCATTTTCCGAGCGGACACAGTCTGTGGTTTTCTATGGGCGTTCGGAGAATGCGATTCAACTTAGGAACAGGAGTGGCGCTGACTGGTCACCCGCGTGTTCGGAATTCGTCCATTTGACCGCCGCAAAAGACAAGTATCCTTATACACACGAGGAGTATCTGTCGCGCCTGGGGAATGCTCGCTATGGGCTCTGCCTCGCTGGCTACGGAAAAAAGTGCCACCGCGAGATTGAGTGTATGGGAATGGGGACAGTTCCTGTAGTGGCTCCAGAAGTCGACATGGACTCGTATGCTGTGCCGCCCGTTGAGGGAGTTCACTATATACGAGTGAAGAGCGCAGCTGATATCAAGGAAAAGATTTCCAAGGTATCGGCTTCTGAGTGGGAGTCTATGTCGGCTGCCTGCCATGACTGGTGGCTAAAAAATGCTTCGGCGGAGGGGCTATGGACTTTAACGAAGCGCCTTGCCTACTCGGCATCGGAGTCGGCGTAACCGGTTTCAATGCGGTCTTCTTTTCTATTGTAGCGACCCAGGTATGCGAATTTTAGATCATAGACCTTGTCCTTTGTTGGTTCGATATATAGGGACCTTCCGTCTATCTCGACACACTTTACAGGTATACGAATGACCTCGGGTTCTTCGATAGAAGCGGTTGGATCTACGAAGCCGAGGACTTCGGGCTTGGGGGTTACTGGGGGCTTCGGCTTCAGAATGCGTTTCTTTTTGGGCGTGGCTTCAGAGGCGGCAGGAGTGTTTGGTGCTGGGCTTCGGGCTACAGGGCTTTGGGCTACAGCAATAGTAGGCGCCGACACAGACTTCTTAATCTGTATCTTCTTTTTTACAGGGCTAGCAGGAGTCAAATCAATTTGTAAAACAGCACCCTCTACTTTTGGTTTCATCTTCACTGACTTCGCCTCAGACTTATAAGTGGTTTTTGCCAGACGAGTCACTTTCTCAAGAGTTTCAGCCGATACCGTGTATCCTGCGGCAATCTGCTGTTCGAACCAGGCACCCTTGAAGATACGACTCCACCCAGGAATCGGTTCTGTCACGCGTCCGTGAAACATGGTTTCCTGATTGGGAATGTATTTACCGGCACGTTTTTCCAGTTGCCTCTCCGTAGATCTTTGGCGGTCCAGACAGGTATCGCACAAGTCATCTGCCGTTTTAGGGCAACGTGTAACTCCGAGAAAGGAAAGAGGTTTCTTCTTGTGAAGTCTAGGGCATTCAGCAAAGAACAGTGGCTCCGATTTGGGCGTAGTTCTTCGCCCCTGGCATTGGGACATTTTGTTGTAAGCAGTGGCTCCTCCCTGCCGTATCAATTTTTATCTTTTCCCTAAGTATAAATGTCTTCTATCAAGGGTCAATCCACGTATGACAACACGCGCCACCTGAATTATATTTCTACGGCTCCGTATGGTGATAATATCTTCACCTATACGACGAGCGTGAATTCTTCGTTCGTGACTATAGGGCAAATACAGTCCCTGCTGAATTTAGGCACGGTAACGGCTGGTGTGGGAGGGACAGCACCGGCGGGTCGTATACTGCGCACAAACGGCAGAAAGTTGTTTCCTGGTGCGAATCCTTGCTCTTCCATCATAACCACTGGGGGCGGCACGGTGAGCGTCACGCAGATTCGCTCCCAGATGGTGGGTGTAATTGATGTTGTATCGGGTCTGTCCGGTTTTATCGACCCGAATGACTCCCTGTTCGCCATCTACAATGTGGACAAGGCGATTGACTACCCGAATGATGGTGGTACCCCGGGTAACGCCGCGCACAAGGGTCCGTCTCTGTATACGGCGGGCAACGTGTCGGCTGCGGGTGGTGTGGGTGTCGGTCCTGTAGCGAGTGTGGCGGCGCAGGGGGCGGGCAACGTGGTTGCTGATGGCAGCGTGACGGCTGGGGGTCAGATTCGGTCAAATACTACAACTGCTTTAACAACAGTAACAGCAACAGCAACGAATACGATTAATCCTTCCTTAGGTCAATTATTTACACAAATAATTACTTTTACAACAGGTTCACAAGTTCTTACTATTGCTTCGAGTGCCGCACCTCTTGCTGGTTCTGTTGTGTATCTCGTAATTTCAACAAGCGCATCGCATACTACTGCTGGAACTGTATCTGCTGGTTCAAACGTAAAAATGCCATCACTGACTATTGGTACTGCAGCATCTAAAGTTTATGGAATTACTTTTGTAAGCGATGGCACAAATCTTGTGGCGGTAGGAATCACTGGAGGAGCGGTTTCGACAACTGGTATGTAATTTTTATAAATAGCCGACGACATAAAAATTGAACGCGATTTTGCTTGTATTTATAAATACAAGCAAAAATGTTTTACCGTATTCTTCGTGGTATCGATATCGACCTAGAGCAATGGGTATTCCAGCGCGAGGAGCAAGTTATCCTTAACATGGTCCTTATAATTTACCTACTCTTCTTCGTTTTCTATATCACGAAATATACTATTGTAAATATCATCCTTCTCCTCTCAATTCTCTTTACGATTTCACTGGTTATCACCCACATCGTTCGACTCAACAAGGTAATTCGTGAAGAGGAAGAAGAGCAAGAGGAAGACTCCGATCTAGAGGATGCTCCTGGCTTCAGACGCGTTTCGCCGCGCCTTCATCCTGTAATCGAAGAGCATCTTGACGAAGAAATGGATCAACCTTCCTTGGAACCCTCAACCGAAGTTTCTCCCACTGTAGAGACCTCCGTAACTGAGTAGACCTCCAAAGTTCTCGCCGACGGGTCCGAAGTATTCGACCACTTCGGCATCCAAAAATGCGGAACCGTCACCGTTGCACAGTTTGAACCATAAAACCCCTCAAAACACGAACGATAATAAAACATTTCCGCCGTTTTCGGAGTATTTTCCATATATTTTTTCAAAGAAACCGAATGCCAATTCGTCGGCACACGACTGAGAACCATGTCCTGAATAATCTGATACCACGACTTTTCTGTGCCACTTACACCATCACTGAACGCCTCCTTTCTCCGCCAAAGAACCTCATTGGGTAGCGTGACACCGTCATCAAACGCCTTTCTGAGAAGCCACTTCTCACAGTAGCCGCCACGCTTAGGCATCCGGTATATCAGCGGAATCGACAGCACCGTCTGCACAAAAGCCTTATCCAAGAAGGGTGTTCTCGGCCCCAAACCATTCGATGAAATCGACCGGTCGCTTCTTAGCACATCAAACGTATGGATTTCCTTCAGAAGGCGGAGAACTTCGGACTCATACTGGGCTGCCGAGGGAGCCCCATACAGATACAAGTAGGACCCCCAGACCTCATCGGACCCATCCCCGTTGAACACGACCTTACAGTCCGAATCTTCCTTGACGGCTTTTGAAACTAGCCAATTCCCTACAGATGCCCGCACTGTCGTCGTGTCATACGACTCGATGTGAAAAATCACAGGGGAAATGGCGTCGAACATTTCTTGCGGCGTCACCACAATCTCCTTGTGATCGGACCCAATCCACGACGCCACCATCGCAGCATGAGCCAGGTCACTTGAGCCCTCCATTCCGATACTGTAGGTTTTCAGCGGCGGTCTTCCGTTTGCCCGTAGCTCCGCGGCAACCAGGGACGCCACCAGACTACTATCGAGCCCCCCACTCAGAAGAACGGCAACAGGGCGCTCCATCATCATGCGCTTTTTTACGGCGACCATTAAAGCCTGGCGCACGGCGGCGGCAGCGAGTTCCACATTGTTAAAGATGGGAAGAGGAATCGTGGATATCTTGTGATACACCTCAGTATAGAGAACCTCGCGACTATCAATGTCGTAGACCGTCACTGTGCCCGGCGGAAACGCTTGAATACAGTCGGAGACCGTGCCCAAACTCTTCATTTCACTTCCGAACAGAAGGGCGTCACCGTCGATTCCCATGTAGAGCGGGCGAACTCCATAGGGGTCCCTGGCAACGATTAGACGATTCTTTTTGGAATCTACAATGACCGTTGCGAAGACTCCATCCAGGGACGAAAAGAGTCCGCCGATTTGGTCCAGGGGCTTATCGGCATAGAGCCGCGTATACAGAGCCCCCACGACTTCACAGTCACTGCCCGACTTACAGTGGAGCCCATTCTCCTCGGTCAGGCTTCGCCAATTGTAGATTTCTCCGTTGACAACCCACATCGTATCCTCGTGTTCCATGGGCTGCATTCCCGCATCCGTAAGACCGTTAATAGCAAGGCGCGTAAATCCAAGAAAAGCCCGTGTATCGATCGCCTTCGTCTTCGTTCCTTCCGGACCACGAGCAATGAGTTGTTTTATACATTCAAGATATTTTCCAACCTGTATATCTTTTCCAATTCCTGCGAGAATTCCACACATGCCTTCTGTTTCCGTATAAAAGGTTTTAAGAAAAATATCGCAGGGACCTACAGAATGGACGCAAGTGACAAACTCCGCCGCGATATGAGTAAGACTATCTGGATAAATTATAAGGCGACGGTTTTAACCCCGCAGGGAGGGACGTGCCCTCCTGCCTCCTGTAATACTCCACTGACAAGTGCTTGTGCGAAAGTGAATTACACTTCCTATGCCCAAAAAAATAATGTGGAGACGGGTCGTATGAATGCTGACTGTCCTACGAACTGCCAGTGCTCCTAACCGTGTCGAATAATGAGCCAGATGACTACCCCTAAGAGGGCTAAGAATGTTAGCCAGGCGAGAAATGCCATAACCATGTTCATTGCCTCTCGAATAATAAACATGCGCCTTTGCCATTCTGGGATTGGTTCCTGGCTTTCAGGAGAACCATGTCTTTGAATCGGATTAACAGTAACAGAAGTATGATCCATTTTTAGAACCGTAGGGAGATCGGGGGAATGGTCAATTTTTCTGGGTCCGCCTGAAAAATAATTCCGTTTTTCGCAGTCTTATAAATAAGATTAAAATATCGTATCATTTGATCGACCGTGAGATCCTTGATCGTGTAACATTTCATACGATCGAATCCGTTTGAATCAAGAAACCTACATAGAGCATCCTTGTCGCCCGTAGAATCAATGAGAAAGAAGTCGTTCCGCGGATTCATGTAGAGTTCACGAATCTCTTTTATTCTTTCTAGAAATACATCGCACCCAATAATACAATACTGTGTATCGTATTTGACTTGGTAGAGTCGACTACAGAACCCAGGTTCAAACGAATCCCGAAGCCATATTTGTTGACCAACATGAATATACTTTTCGTCATCGTAGGCGTTTTTCTCTTTCATAAAATCGTGAACTTTATACATTTCATAGAATTGCGGCTGTAGGAAGTTGGGTCCAATCCGATTAATTTCCGAATTGCGAATGAGGCTGAAATTATTATTGTTTTCATTCATATACTGAATATATCCGATTCCGGGAATTTTCATCATAGTAGTTTCGATAGCGGTTCGCATGAGTATCTCCTGGTCATCGTTAATCGGAAGGAATTCCGAGTAATTTCCAATCTTCATAAGTGTATCCCGTCTCCAAATGCGAGGGTGATTTGGAAGTGACACGAGATGTGAGAGTGTTATGTTATTTATTTGGGGATCGACATACACGTTCACCCAGGTATGTCTGAATTTTTCACGATAGTATCCAGCGTATCCAAGACCAAAAAAATCCCCGTAGGAATGAATCGATCCGTTTTCATAAAGATTTATAAAATCCGTGTAAATAAATCCTACATCGGGATTCTTTTCGAATCCCTCTTTTGCTTCGAGAAGTAGATTATCTGTTATTTCATCGTCGTGATCCAACTCAAGAACATACTTTCCTCTACACAGGGATGCCGCCTCATTTTTCACATTTCCGATGTTCCCGCTGTTTTTATCACGACGATACAGCCGAATCTTCCTGTTGTCTTTGAAGAGTTCTCGTAGATAATTGAAATGTTCATCGGTTGGAGAATCATCGACAACGACCCACTCCCAGTCGTTCATCGTTTGATCCAAAAGACTTTTTAAAGGTCGTTTGATCTTTTCATAGGAATTATACGTAGTGGTAAAGACGGAGAAAACTGGGCGCGATAATTCCCGATCCTTAATCACGGAATTTATATAACAGTAGTTAATTCCCCGAGAAAAATCACGAATGTCGACTATAGTTTTGTAATGAATCCAGCGAAACGTCATTCGTTTGGCAATTACAGAAAATACATCGAACGAGTATTCCCGTTCATCTGGACCGAATGTGGCAAGAATATTCGTGTCTGTGCTGAACAGGTCCGAGAGACCCTCTGGTGAATTAATAATACGAATATTACAATCTATGCTGTCCTTATTTTTTATTAAAAGCTCATCGATTGAGTTGTAGGTATCATATCTGAAAAATAGGACACTGGGGTATTTTTGCATAGTAGAATAAAGAATATACTTTTAGACCTACTAAATAGGGACTCATGGAGGATGCGGTTGCAAGAAAATATGTGAATCGAATGCGTGATTTGCGCGTATATTTGGAAACTCTTGTGGTATCTGGGTTTCCCATTCGGAGTATTCGCGAGGGGCTAAAATACGCCCTGGAACCCGTGGGTATACCGGTAGATGTTTCTTCGTCGCCCCTTTTAGTTGGGGGAATACGTCGTAGGAAGACCCGAAAACTCGGGAAAAAATGTCTCACATGTTCTTGAAACTAGAGACATAAATTCGAGTATAAGGAAGTGACACTTTTTTATACTAGAATGGAGATGAAGTCGAAGGAGGAACGTGTGAAAGAGGGAATTACAATTCTGAAGAAACTTCGGGGCGTAGGAATTCCTCCGATGAATTTTGGAATTCAAACTGTCCAGAAGAAAATTTCCGAGTGGGTGAATTCCGGATCCGCCATCAAGGAGATAATTTCAATTCCGAATTACGATCGAGACGCCCATCTCTCTCTCCCGCAACAGAAGGGACAGACTGCCGAATTGGTCCTAAGGCAAATACCCACGTAGAAGATAGAGAATGGCTTCCATTCGTGCAGGCACACTCAATGAAGGAGTGCTCTACGAAACAGTCGCGAGGGGCAACAAGGATAATTATTTCATAGCAAAGACTTTCAAGGATGCCGTGAATCCGTTTGAAACTCGCTACGAACGTCGCCCGGGATTTGTGAACGAACTCCGGAGAATTACTCCGTTGAACGCTTCCGATTTTGGAAGATCCTGTGAATTTGAATTCGAGATGGCGGGAGATATTTTTCAGGAAGTGGCGCTTCTCATTGATCTTCCTAGCTGGCTTCCTCCGGTGGAGGCGGCGCTGAACACGGATTGGAATTATCTCATTCGGACACCGGCAGGAACTTCCTACGGCTACACTCGCGGCATCGGATACTTTTTGTTTTCGAATATACAAATTTTCCAGGACAAGATTCTTCTGCAGGAATTTTCGGGAGACGCTCTCTGGGCTTCCCAACTTTCTCGCGGTTCCCTGAATTCGGCGTGGCTGGATCAGGCTCTCACAGGAATGAACGGATTCGACCAGAATACTACGGATCTTTCAAGGCTGGCTACACCGGGTCGGCTTCGTCTAACAATTCCGATGGTTGCGAATGACAAGGGAGTGCCCTCCAGCAGCATGCGGCAGCAGCGGTTTCGCTTGAAGGTCACGTTACGAGCGTTGGAGGACTTGGTAGAGTGTTCCGATAGCTCGGTTATAAAGCCGGATCCCTGGAATCAGCCGCTCTTCCAAGTGACAAATC